GTTCGGGGCGACGCTCACCCTAGCCAGGATCAAGGGAATCGTGATCACGGCAGCGGCGGCAAACACCAACAATGTCAACGTCACCCGGCCCGCCAGCAACGGCGTGCCCATCTTCCTGGCCGCTGGAGACGGTATGCCCGTCAAACCAGGCGGCAAATTTGAGTGGTGGGCACCGGATGCCACCGGTATCGCCGTCACCGCGGGCACGGCTGATCTGTTGACCATCACCAACTCGGCCGGCACTACCGGCGTCACCTACGACGTGATCATCGTCGGAGCTTCAGCCTGAGAGGGGCACNTCATGGCACTGGTCCACACCAAGGTCACCGTAATCAAGCTCGGCACCACGGACATTTCGCAGTACGTCAAATCTTCGGAGTTCGCGCGGAAGGCCGACTCGCACGACGTCACCACCTACGGCAAGGACGACCACGTCTACGCCGGTGGGCTGGGCGACGGATCNTTCAANTGCGANGGGCTTTACGACAGCACCGCCACCACGGGGCCCCGCGCGTTGATCGAGCCGCTCATCGGTACCACCGTGGCGCTCACCCGCCGGCCGGAGGGCACCGGATCCGGCAAGCCCCAGGACATCGTGAACATCGTCATCACCGGCTACACCGAATCCTCCCCGGTGGCGGACTACGTCACCTGGAGCATGGACGGGCAGCTGTCAGACGCTGTCAACTCGACCGCGCAGGTGTGACATGGAAAAGTCGGCTCTACTACTCATCTGCCACCCAGAGGACCGCGTCGAAGTCCCGGTGCTGGACCAGGATGGAAACCTCACTACCGACTGGATCCGGGTCCGGGGCCTTACCCGGGGCGAGTGGCTCACGGTCGGGAAGATCACTGGAGACGATCCGAACGTTGAAGCGGTACGCCGCGGTGAGGCCTACGCCGTCTCCGTCGGACTGCTCGACCCCAGACTCACTCTAAATGAGGCGAGCGACTGGCTGGAAAACGCTCCCGCCAGCATCACCTCAGCCGTGGTGAACCGCATCATGGAGCTGACCGGAGCCCGGGGAGGAGCCCCGAAGGCGGCCTACAAAAGCCTTCGAGACTGATCCGGGTCTGGAGTTCGATTTCTACCTGGCTACACAGCTGCACATGACCGTAGGCCAGCTGCGGGCCACCATGACGGGCGACGAGTGGATTCACTGGCAGATGTACTACGCCCGAAAGGCGCAGAGGAGGGAGTTGGAGAATGCGGCCCACCATCGCCGTTAGCGGACTACGCGAATTCACCCGTGCGCTCCAGCAGCTGGACAACAGCCTGCCCAAGGCTGTCCGTCTGGCCCTGAACGCCGCCGCTGGAGTGGTGGTGGACTACGGCAGGGCCAGGATGCCCCGTCGCACCGGCCGCGCCGCTGGAACCATCAAAGCCAAATCGAGTAGAACACTTGTTCGAGTCGGTGAGGGATCCAAACGTGCGCCCTACGTGCCCTGGCTGGATTTCGGCGGGCGGGTGGGTCCGGCCAAGTCCGTATCCCGGCCCTACCAGAAGGATGGACGGTACCTGTACCCGGCGCTCCAGGATGAGCGGGCAAAGATCCAGAAGACGCTCGAAGAATCGCTCCAGGATGTAGCAGATTCAGCTGGATTGGACCTGGACTGATGGCTGGAAATCAGACCACCCTGACCTTTGGTGGTGACGCGCAGGCTCTGCTGAAAGCCTCCAAGGCCGCTCAGGGTGGCGTGAAGGATGTCGAGGGCAGCGTCGCCCAGGCCGCCAAGGGCATGGACGCCGCCGGCGGCGAGGCGAAGGGCCTCGAAGGTCGGCTCTCCAACCTGGGCAACGCCACCAGTGGATTCTCCGACGCGATCAGCACAGCCGGAGACTCGCTGCAGACGTTCGTCGACTTCTCCAGGCGCGCCGCTGAGCGGCAGCAGGCACTCGCCCGAGCGGACCAGGCGGTCAAGCAGGCAACCGTGGACGCCAAGCAGGCCACCCAGGACTACAAGCAGGCTCAGATCAGCTTCAACCAGTCCGTGGTTGACGGCAAACAGGCAGTCCGGGACTACGGACAGGCCCTGACAGATGCCAAGCAGGGCCACATAGATATTGAATCCGCGCAGCTGGCCCAGGAGCAGTCGGCAATCGGCGTGGAAGAGGCCCAGGAAACCCTGGCCGACACCATCAAGGAATACGGTGCGGNNAGCAAAGAGGCACGTAAGGCCCAGCTGGATCTGAAGGCCGCCCAGCTGGAGGGCAAGCAGGCCGCGACCGACCTGGAGAACGCGACCGGTGCGGTGGAGCAAGCGGGGATCGACGCCGAGAATGCTCAGGTGGCGCAGACTCAGGCCACCGCTGATGGCGAGCAATCCCAGATCGACATGACACAGGCGACCATCAACCAAACCAATGCCGCGCTCGACCTCCGGGACGCGCTCAAGGAGGCACACCCGACCGGTTGGGACAAGGCCGCCGAGGAAATGAGCGCCTGGGCCGGGGTCATCAACTCCGCCGTAGGCATCGTGGGCCTACTGGCCGGCGCCTATGCCCTACTCACCGCGGAAACCATCAAGAGCACCGCGTCAAAGATCGCCGACACCGTGGCGACCGGTGCCCACACGGTGGCCGCGGGCATCGCCACCGCCGCTCAGTGGGCCTGGAACGCAGCCATAGCCTTCGCCACGTCACCCATCACCCTGGTCGTAGCCGGCATAGCGCTACTGGTGGGTGCGATAGTGCTGATCGCCACGAAAACCACCTGGTTTCAGACCGCGTGGAAAGCCAGCTGGTCCGCCATCACCTCTACGGCTAGCGGTGCGTGGTCATGGATCCAGAGCGCCGCCAGTAACACACTCGGATTTCTGACAGGGATTCCAGGTAGGATCTCCGCGGCGTTTTCCAGTGTCGGAAACGCGATCTCATCACCGTTCACCGCGGCATTTCGGGCAGTGGCCCGAGCCTGGAACGGCACGGTAGGCAGGCTCAGCTGGAGCGTCCCCGGATGGGTACCGGGGTTCGGTGGTAACTACATCTCAGCGCCACGGCTACCGGAGTACCACCAGGGTGGCACCGTTCCTGGCCTGATGAGCCAGGAGACCCTAGCAGTACTGCGGGGTGGGGAGACTGTCATCCCGCCAACCGGATCGGGGGGAGGTACCACGGTGGTTATCAGGGGTGATGGAACCCATGCCGGCGAGCTGCTGCTGCGCCTGCTCCAGGAAGCGGTGAGTGTTCAGGGTGGCCAGGTTCAGACTGTGGCAGGGGGAACCTGGTGAAACACACTCTCAAGCTGGAGCTGTACTACTCCGGCGGATGGCACGATCTGACGGCCGCCGATGAGGTATACACCAACATAGTTGTCACCGCCAGGCGCAACGGCGCGCTGCTGACATCGAAACTGTCTCCAGGAGCAGCGAAGGCCTCCCTCAAAAACACATCCGGGAAGTACAACCCGGAAAACCCGATCAGCCCGCTCTACGGACTACTCGCGGTCAACATGCCAGTACGTATCACCATGGATGGTGACATCGTCTGGACGGGGGAGGCATCCGAATGGCGACCAGGGCGACAGCTCGGGGACGAACGGAGGACAGAGTTGACTGCCACAGGAATTCTCGGCCGGATCGGCATCGGAATTGCGCTGATCATGAGTCCGCTCGTGGCGGCAATCAGCGGAGCTACCCCAGCGCTCTATCTGCCGCTGATAGACGGGCCATACGCCACGTCTGGAGCGTCCATAACCGCCGGAGGCCCGTCTGGCGGCTGGGGAACAGCGGGCACGTCGCAACCCGGACTGGTGGACGGTCCACAGGGAGATGATCGGAAATTGCCGGAGTTCGCGGCAACCCCATCCACCGCCGGCGAGCCAGTATTCACCGCCACCTTGCCGGCAGCCACCGGCGACAGCTGGACCATAGATTTTGTGTTCCGGGGCGTCCCCCTGGCCACCAGCCACGGAAGCACCATGGGTCCCTGGTGGTTCACCAATAGCCTGGCCGCCGGCGCGCCGGTGCAGTGGGCTGTCGGCTGTGACACTTTCGGCGGCCCAGGAAACGTCAATCTCACGGCGCTGGATAGCGCCGGAACAGACGTGGTGAACGCCAACATGGCGGCAGTCGACCTAGATGATGGCCGCTGGCACCATGTGCGGGTCACCTGGAGCCAGGCGGGTGCTACCGGAACCTGGCAGGTGTACGCCGATGGCACACTGCTCGGATCTGCTGCGGCCACGGCCACTCCAGGTGGCATCAGCTCAATCACTGCCTACCAGGGGTCGACCACCACACACAGCAGCAT